ACGGTCGCCGGATGGTGACGGTTCATCGCGTTGTTTACGAGCACTACGTCGGCCCGCTCGATCCAGAGCTTACGATTGACCACCTTTGCTTCAACAAACGGTGCTGCAACCCGGCGCACCTGGAGCAAGTCCCGCGCGAGGTGAACAGCTATCGCGGCTATGAGCTGGGCGTGAGAATGGGAAAGCGCGGCGGGGGCGTTCGCGGCAGGCGGACGACACATTGCCCCAACGGTCACAAATACACCGCCGCCGATATTAAGCCGTGCGGCGTGAAGCAGTGCCGCCGCTGCGAAAACGAGAGGCGGCGCAAGAAGGCCGCTTAGCCCAAATAGGAACCCGCTATGTTCTGGCGCCCCGCGATCCTCGATCACGGAACGATGCGCCACTGGGCCGAGACCGCGACCCACAACAGTGAGATCAGAGGGCGGTGGCACTACCTGATCCCACGACATTTTCAGTGGGTCAGGCTGCTTACCGCCGACAACGACCGGGACAATCTCAAATGGTGAGGAGGCGTGATGCGGATTGCGCTGGCGAGGAATAACAAATGACCGCGTTCACGAAACTCAACGGCTTCGTCGAGCATCTCGGCACGGGCGTTCACAACCTGAACACCGGGGCGATCACGGTTGCGCTGAGCAACACAGCGCCGGGCTCGGAATCGACGCCTCCGACCGGGGCTGCATCAACGTGCATTCTCGCAAACGTCACCCAGATTAGTTACACGAACTGCTCGACCCGTGCCTTTTCTGGCGTGTCCTACAGCCAGAGCAGCGGCACCGGCACTCTAGCGGCGACCGACCTGGTTCTGACCGCTTCGGGCGGAACTGTCGGCCCTTTCCGCTATGTGTACGCCTATAACGACACGCCCACATCCCCCGCAGATCCGCTGATCGGCTATTGGGACTACGGCTCTTCGATCACGCTCAACAGCGGCGAGACGTTCACGATCGACTTGCCGGGCAACATCCTGACGGTCGCCTAGCCGATGCCGCGTCGGTTGTTCAACAACAACCCGGACGCAAGAGTAAGATGGACACCGGCGGTCAACGCTAAACTGCTCGAGCTTTACGCGGATGGGTTCGAGTTCAAGGACATTGCGGAACGCTTAGGCGGAACGAAATCGGCAGCCCATTGCCAACTATCTGCTTTGCGCATGGACCGGGAGTGGATCGATCGCGTCGGGGATGCGGAGGCAAGGCGAGCTCAAAATCCAGCGACCAATCGCGGCGGGCATCCCAGGGGCGTACCGAATCCCAACGCCGGCAATCGCAATGGTGCCCGCTCTCCTCTGAGGGCCGCGAAAGGCCAGGCGATCAGCGAGACCATGATAGCGGTGAAAATCTGCGTCGATGATGAGACGTTCGGTGAGATTGCGGAAATGGCGCGGTCTCATGATCGGAGCTTCAGCGCCGAGGCGCGCGACATCATGGAAATCGGGCTCGAGACGCTGAAGGCAGACGGACTGATGATACACGGGGAACTTGGCTAATGGCGCGCTATGGCGGTGAGTTCTCGGTTGCTGGTGTTAACAGCACCGATGGCGTGCTCTTCAACCTGAAGGCAGGCACCACCGTGCCTCTGCTGATCGAGCAGATATTCTTCGGGATCGAGGTGGCCCCCACGAACGCGCCAATCTTCGGACTGAAGAAGATGAACGCCGTGGGAACTGGCACAATCACGACCGCAACGCTATTTGCTTTGGACGGCCTTGGCGGAACGTCTGCCGCATCGCTAGAGACCGCCTGGGCGACCACGCGGCCCACTGTGACAGGCGGAAGCCCCGTTCGCGGCGCAACCCCGCTTGCGCTCGGCAACGGTTTTCTCTTTGACTTTACCAACCGCCCGCTGATCGTTCCGATCAACACGGCACTCTGCGGCGTGATGCGGAACGCTTCGGGAGCGACGACCGGAACGATTGGCGGCTATGTTATCTGGCAAGACTAAATGCCGGTATCTGGCGGGTCGGGCGGACCTTCGTCCAGCGCCCGCACGATCATTGGCAACCAACCGGCGCTCGCCCCAGCTTACGTTCCTCAAACACGGCAGGTAGCTCCTAACCAAGCTGCCGTCGCGACGGCAACGACGCTCGACCCGGCTACCAAGAGCAGCCTTGTAACGCTTTCCAACGGTAATCTGACGGCCACCGGAACAACCGGCGTTGGCGAGCCGCAGGGAACTCGCAGCACCGTCGCAAAGACAAGCGGCGACTGGTATTTTGAAGTCCGTTACGACACCAAGGACGGGTCGAGCCAAGGCGTCAGCGTCGGCCTCGTCAATTCATCGCAAAGTCTGACCTCGTTCCAACGACCGGGGCAGACGACCGGGAACGGCATTTCGCTTCACCCGAGCGGGATTGTCTATTTCAATTCCAGTTCGACGGGTCCGATCACACCCAAGGCCGATACTGCCGGCGATGTCATCATGGTGGCGTTCAAAACGTCCACCGGGAAAGTATGGTTCGGCGAGGGCGGAACCTGGGACGGCGATCCCGCAGCCGGGACTGGAGGTTATTCTTCCGGCCTGGCCGAGTTCTATGCTTTCGTCGGCCCGCTCAACGCCGACGTTACAACCGCGCGGTTCGACAGCGCTTCGCAGACCTACGCGGCGCCGACTGGATTTACTGCGTGGGATAGCTCAACAGCCAACAGCTACACGCTGACGGCGGGCTCCGGATCGTTTGCGCTTACCGGCTCAGCCGCCACGCTCAAGGCGGCAAGGCTACTTACGGCGTCCGCCGGATCGTTCACGGTCACGGGTTCGCCTGCGACACTCAAGAAGGGATATTTACTAACCGCTTCGTCCGGGAGCTTCGTGCTTACCGGATCGGTCGCGACATTAACCGCAGCCCGCAAGCTCACCGCGTCTGCGGGTAGCTTTGTGATCAATGGGGCAGCCGCGACACTGAAGCGCGGGCTTTTGCTGACGGCGGGTTCGGGCAGTTACGCTCTCACCGGCTCCTCGGCCACACTGCTGAAGGCCCTGAAGCTCGTTGCCGGTTCCGGGGCTTACACCGTCACCGGCTCGAGCGCGACACTAACGAAGAGTTCGGCGAGCAGCTACACGCTGACTGCCAATGGCGGCTCGTTCGCGTTGTCAGGAAGTGCTGTTGCGCTCCTGGTCGGCCACAAGCTTATCGCTCTAGCTGGCGGGTATGAGATTGCCGGCTCAGATGCCGATTTGATCCGGACGCAAATAGATTACCCGGCAGTCCCGTCGGTTGGTTGGCACGCTGAGACGATCACAGGATCGTGGAGCGGCACCGACAGCGGTGGCGGCGGAGCATGGGTCCCGCAAGATAAGTGCGGCTCATGGAGCGGATCGGATTATTCTGGCGGCGGGGCATGGATCAAGAAGCCCACACCCAATCGAACTTGGTAAGCCAAAGACACCGCCCACCTTCGCCGACGCAACGGCAAAGGAGCGGCAAACGGAGGGGCGACAGTGAAATACCTCATCGATTTCATGCGCGGCGATGTTCGCGTCGATCAACTGCTGGTCGCATCTGACGAGGCATTTGACGAGCAGCGCGAACTAGCGGCGCACCGGTATTGGCACCCTGGGTGGCCTGAGGGTCTGCGGCCCAACGCTGCGACCTTGCACGATGTCGGGCGGGAAATTGTTTAGTGGAAAATAATGCACCGCCCGCTGCCGGAAGGGGAAGGCCCAAGGGCTCACCCAACAAGATCCAGGCCGCCGTCAAAGAGATGATCATCCAAGCGCTGGAGAACAAAGGCGGCGTCGAATATCTGGAGAAGCAGGCGGACGCTAACCCGACCGCGTTCCTGACGCTGGTGGGCAAGGTGCTGCCGCTTCAGGTGAGCGGCGACCCCGACCACCCGCTGATCCACGAGATCAGGCGAACTGTTGTCCGTCCTGGAAATTGAGACCGCCGAGGTCTTCGCTCCATTACTGGCCCCAGCAAGAGATAAGGCCGCGCACGGCGGCAGGGGATCGGGCAAGTCCCACTTCTTCGCCGGGCTGCTGATCGAGGACAGCCTTGCTGAGCCTGGAGAGAATGGCGGCGAGGGCCTGCGATCAGTCTGCATCCGGGAGATTCAGAAGGATCTGGCGCAATCGTCCAAGTTGCTGCTGGAAACCAAGCTGTCAGCTTTCGGGCTGGGTGAAGCTGACGGGTTCAAGGTCTACCGCGACGTAATCACTACGCCCGGCGACGGGCTGATCATCTTCAAGGGCATGAACGACTACACCGCCGACAGCATCAAGTCGCTGGAGGGCTTCAAGCGCGGTTGGTGGGAAGAGGCGCAAGGGGCAACCGCCAAGAGCATATCGCTCTATCGGCCGACCATGCGCGCTTCTGGCTCGCAAATGTGGTGGAGCTGGAACGGACGGCGCAAGTCTGACCCGGTGGACGTGATGTTCCGGGGGAAGGAGATTCCGACCGGGGCCGTGGTGGTACAGGCCAACTGGCGCGACAACCCGTGGTTCACCGCCGAGCTTGAGCAAGAACGGCTCGATTGCCTGAGGATACACCCGGACCAATACGAGCATATCTGGGAAGGCGATTACGTCACGATCGCCGAGGGCGCTTATTATGCGGCCAGCTTGACGGCAGCGAAAGCAGAGGGGCGAATTGGCGAGGTCGATCCCGACCCGCTGATGGAATACCGGGCCTTTTGGGACATCGGCACAAGGGACGCGACAGCGATCTGGGTGGCTCAGTTCGTCGGCTCCACGATCCGCGTGCTGAATTATTACGAGGCCGTTGGCCAACCATTGGCGACTCACCTCAACTGGCTGCGTGAGAAGGGGTACGGTTCAGCGCTTTGTTATCTGCCGCATGATGGAGCCGCGCCGGATCATCTGACGGCTGACAAGTTCGAGGATCACATTCGCGCCGCCGGCTTCAGGGTTCAGGTCGTCAAGAACCAGGGCAAGCAGGCCGCGATGAAGCGGGTCGAGGCATCCCGCCGCTTGTTCCCGTCAATCAGGTTCAACGAGAAGACCACGGAAGCCGGGCGCGACGCGCTGGGCTGGTATCACGAGCGCAAGGACGAGAACCGCGACATCGGGCTTGGCCCGGAACACGACTGGTCGAGCCACGGTGCAGACGCGTTCGGGCTGATGTGCATCGCCCATGATGAGCCGAAGAAGGCCCAGGAAATCAGGTACAGCAAGAGGGGGATCGTCTGATGCTTGGATTCGCCAAGAAACCATCGGACCCCGAGGTCGAATCCCCGTGGTTGGTTGAGATGCGCCAGCGGCAATCCGCCGCGCGGGAATATGCCGCGCGTATCGAGCAAGTACTCGCCGATGCCGGGTATGATCCGAACATGCTGAACGATCTGCCGCCAGCGTATATCGCGGCCGCGTTGGCGTTGGGCGTCAAATGATCGACGCCGATCCCCAATTCCTCGCCTTCCTCCAGGACGAAGAGGCGCGAGCCTACGACGGCAAGCTGCTCGAGGACGTTGAGGCCGCGCTGAACTCCTACAACGGCGCGGAATATGGCGACGAAGAGGACGGTCGCTCGCAGGTTGTTGCCCGAGACGTAGCCGAGACGGTCGATTACATGCTGACCTCGGTGCTGGAGCCGATCGTCGCGTCGGGGCGCGTGGTCGAGTTTGAGCCCGGCAACGAGAGCGACGAAGACCAAGCCGACGATGTTACCGAGGCCATGCATTATATCTACCGGAGGAAGTCGGGTTATCGCCTGATCCACGACTGGGCGAAGTCGGGCCTTTCCGAGAAGATCGGCGTGGTCAAGTCGTGTGTAGAGCG